GTCTTGGCCATGGAGTCAGCAAGCGTGATCGTTCTGGCGGAAATGTCCACCGAGTTGATCTTGCTTACGCCAGCAAATTTGCCGACTGCTCCACCACCACCTGAGTTACCAATATCGTTGTTCAGCGAGACGCCACCCACATAGCGGCCAGGACCGAAATACTTCAGTCGAGAACCAACTTCTGCGGTGTCACCCCATTGGCGAACGGTAAAGGTAGCCGTGTCGGAACCGGGAACTGTGTCCACGGAGCCAAGGATGCCAGTTCCATCATTGAAGTACATCCGGTTCATGTCATGCTTGAAATCATTCATGACACCAGAGACTTCCGAGTCGATGGCGCGAACGAAACTACCAAGGTCAGACTTGGTAGCCGCGATCACCACACCACCGATGTGGACACGAGCGTAGAGATACTTCACATAGTGCTCAATCGTTGTGAACTGTTGCTCTTGGGGATACGGGAGAATCCCGCCTTCCTGTACAGCACCAAATCCATACGATCTTCCAGTGTGCAAGGGCATGATGATCTTGCGGCCTTCGACATTCTGATCATTCCGGTCGATCCGGGACATCAGGATTGTCTCTGAGTTCAATTGCTCACGAATAGGCCCAAGATAAATGTCCTTCAGAACCTTGTCATAATCAGTCAGGCTCAGAACACTGGCGTTGTTAATTGCAGACGTAGCCATTTTTTGTTGTTACCTAGTGGCCACCCATCAAACCTTGCAGATATTCCACTGCGGCTTTATGAGTGCCACCCTTTTTCATATCTTCGGCAGAGAGGTTAGGAATGTCAGGGGTAGAACCCGCCGCCGCTCCTCCACTCTCTGTGCCAAACCTGGCTCTATCCCGAAGGCCTGCTTCAATTTGATCAGCGGTTGGATTCTCGATGATCTTGTTGAAGGTAGATTCAAGGTGCTTGACCAAGATCTCTAAGTCCTGGGACGGGTCGCGGGCCATCTCTTGGAAGAGATTGTTCACTGCGTGAGCAGATGACCTAGATAGGACTGGACTCTGTGAGACTGCACCTTCGACCTTAGTTCTGAGTGTTTCCAACTGAGAGTGCTGGAGGCTTTCCTGTTGCTGGGCCATCAGAGACTTCAACTGGTTTTCCAATTGCATGACCTTCAGATCGGACGAGTTGCCACTCGGCATCTCGCCATCAAAATCGTTAGAGTCAATCATTGTTTCGCCAGTAATAATTCTCTGAATTGCCGCCGCCTTATCAGGGTTACCTTCCAAGAACGATTGGAATTCATCTAGGCCTGTGAGTTGGGTAGATCGCTCTTCCAAGAGCCTTCTCTGTTCCGACAACTCAGCAGTCTTCTTTTCGTAGTCATAGCCCTTCTGTGCCAGTTCTGTAACCTTGTCAAGTGTCAGGTCGATATCCTCGCCCCTCCACTTAATGCTTACAGGCTGACTGCCAGGGTCGATGTTCTCTTGAGTCGCGGACTCGGTACCCGCTTGGTTAGCGGCCTCGTCCCCGGTGCTTTCGATACTTGTCATCACGATCCTTTGTATTAATTACACGAATAAGCCTTCACTGTGAAGGCCCTTCCTCTTGACGCTTGGGCCTACTTCCGGTGCCAGTTTCACCGGGAGCCCCGCGCTGTGCCTGCATCATCTCCATCTGAGCCTGATACTGCTGTTGGAGAATCTGATTGTGCTGTGCCACATGACTGTCAATCAACTGCTGATGTTCAGGAGTGAGAGCGTCATAGTCGGCAGAGTTCTGTAGATCCGAGTGTGTCTTCACATGGATCTGATGTTCGTGGAATTCCCTGACCAGCGGCAACTGAGGAGGCATGGACTTCATAAGGAAGTTCTCCTTCTCTGCTACTCGGTAGTGCTGAGCCATTGAATGAGTAGCACCCTGGACATCGAACAATTCGAAGCCTTCCAAGATTGCCTTCATATGCTCGGGATTTTGGGGATTTAAGAATCCAGCACCCATCAGGTCCAAGAGGTCTTGCCTTCTCGTTGCTGTTGATTCAGTACCAGATGAGGGCACAACTCTCACATCGAAGTTGTTGCGTATGTCAGCGCCCTTCCACATCTGAACCTGCCATGAGTAGTCGCTGGATAGCGTCTTCACACTTCTGGGAACATCCCAGTTGACCGACGCCAATTTCAGCATTAGCCGGGAACTAGCCTTCACCGAGTCAATGATCCTGTTTCTGAACAGGCTCATTACTGAGATGTCCTGCTCCATTAGCATCTGGATGGCCGTTCCACTCCTCACAGATGAAGGAGCCCGAGCCTGGGTAACGTCACTCTGGGCCGCAATAACCTGCATCTCTTTGAAGAGATCGGTTACGTGGGCCGTGATGTACGCGGGTAGGGGTGAGGGCGGGACTACCTGAGGAGGGAGTGAGGTGCCATTGTAGAAAATGACTTCCCCAGGCTCGGAAGTTATGGCTGTTTCTGCAATGCCTGCTCCACGCGGCACCAGCCATTTGGGCTTAGACATCAAGTTCTTCGACTCGATGATCTGTGATCTTGTGATGTTGTACTCTCGCTGTGGCCCCATCAGGTTCTCAACGAGTCCCATACCCCAGAAGCGGTTGGGCATCTCGATGTAGTTCATGTGAATATAGGGCGACCATACGCCAAGGTCTGTGGCGTAATGGTTGCTCCTAGATTCCAGAACTGTCCCACCCGCCATGACCGCATAGCGGCCCTTCGGATAATCAGGACTGGGCTTATCCCACATCTCATAGACGATGGCCGTATCCGTGGCTTTATTAGGATCACCTCCCCAGTAGTTCTTTCCGATCAGGGATTTGAGCCTGCGCTCCATCCAACTGTGAGGCTTGCCCGCCTCAGCGGTAACAGTCTTGCCTCTCTTTGGCCATCTATCTTTGATATATGAGAGAGGGCGTTCTGTTGCCTCTATAATCCATGTAGCCGACCCGAACCCTGGAGAAGCGTCCGTAGCATCGGTGTACATCTTGAAGGGAGATACTGATTCCACAGCGATCTCACCCAGATTCTGAGCGAGCAGAGAAGCCCGACCGCGAATGGCTTCATTCCTTACCTCTCCAACTTCCGACTCTTCGATAATGTCCCTGTCATCCAGGGAAACTACATCTCCAACTGTGGGTCCAGCGGTGATATCCCAATGAACCTTCAGGAATCCAGTTCCAGTGAGCGTAGCCCACTTGACGGCTCTCCTGAGTTCCTCATCAAACTCTGTTATTTCAAACAGATGCTCGATGATGCGGGTGCCCACCCTTGCACCGCCCATATCCTCACGGTCTGGAGTCTTAGGAGCGACAACTACTCTAGGCCTATCTGCTGTTACTTTAGATACAGCCCTCTGCACCATGGGCAGAATCAGATTGGCCGTATATCTGGCCCGCCAGGGCGGGGCAGGCGGCTCCTCTAGGGAATTAGAAGTACTATTCCATTTGACATATTGATGGCCAGAGAAGAATGAGACGCATTCAAACCAGATGCGCTCCAGCGACATCTTGAATGCATTCCGACCCTCATCGCCCTGACGAGTTTCGAAATCTCTGAGTAGATCTTTGTCTTGCTCAGATAGTCTTACAGGCTTTATAGCCGCAGGCATCAGGCAGTGATGCGATCATAGTCAGGCATATGCTTGACTAGTTCAGTTTCCAGAGGCTTGAGGGCAGTCTTGATCGAGGCTTCCTCGGCTGTAGCCGCAGTCACATCCTTCTTGGCAGATGTAACCTCTTTCTTGGCGGCAGTCAGTTGGGCCTTCAGCGCCGTCACGCCAGCCTCGGCCTCGGAGATAGCGGTATTCAGTTTTGCGACCGAAGCCTCCTTGGTGGCGAGGACGGTTCCGACATCACCGAGATGGATCCTGGCATCCATCAGTTCGTTAACCTTCTCTCTGACGGGGGCTTCCGCCTCATACATCTTCTTCTGCGCCGCAACCTTCTTCTTATGGGCAGTGACTAGTTTTTTGACATCACTAGACTTCACTGACTCCTGTGTGCGCTTGACGGACTTCTTATCGAAGTAACTCATTCTTGGTTCCTCATAAGATTGCTGATGTATTCAGCCCCTGCGATCTGCGATTCTGTCTCATCAGATCTTGACCATGTTTGATCCCCATTCTGGGGCATAGCCGCACTGCTGAGAGCATAAGTAGCCACCGCCTGTTGTGATGCCATGGCCATGATCTTCGTTTCTAGCCTATCCAACTGTCCGAGAAGCGCCCGCTTCTCGAATCCTTGGACCAGCGCCTGAACGGTGATCACAATACCCAGGACTACGATGATTGTTGATTCCATTACCAGTCATTCCCATACTTATAGTTCGTCTCAGCGATGAGTTTATGCTCATCTTCAAATCGATCAGATACCATATCCCATACCCAGGAGTCAACATTCCTGTCTGGATTCACCTTCGCAGGGGGATGCTCAAAGAAGACTGCTTCTCTTGCCTGAAGAGCAATCATCCATGCCATAACCCTATCATCGGTAGATCCTTTCCTGGCTTCAGCAACCCCGCGCTCTGTGACCATAAAGGTCCGCATCTCACGGAGAAGTTCTTCTGAGTTGATCTTCGCATCGCCTTCCCTGAGCACCTGCCTAGCGTGATCAAGCAATAAGGCCTTTGTCTTTGTAGTGGTCTGCCAACCAATACGGTTCACTGGCTTGTGCTGTACCTGATCGAATGCCTTCCTCGTATACAGGTGCCAGTAACCCAGATCTCTGATTCTGTTGACCACGGCCAGACCGTGCATATTGATCTCTACTGCTACGAAAGCGTTGTCATAAAATTCTCCTAGTTTTACAACCTCTTCCGCAAAGAGATAGGGATCGATTCGGTCTGTCCACTCTGCGACTTGCTCCATTGTTTCAACGTCAATGACACAAGCAACTGAGTTGTCTCCGAATCCAAACCCTTCAGCCGTATCGACCCCCATGGCGTAGCGATGTCCAGTAACCGGGGTAGCCCACAATCGCAACGGTCCTCGGGGGTTTGGGTCATAGAGCAGTTCGTCGGTCATACGCTTACGGCGCTGGGCTTGCTCTTCGGCACACTCATCTTGCCAGCAGTAAGCACTGCGGCGGCATGCAGTAGTGCACCGTCATCTACATTGCATCGCCTGATCTCTTTTACAGACTTCCTGAGTCTCAAAAAGTAGGTCCACATCATTTCAACATCCTTATCCATTGTCGATAACTCCGTTTACTAGGTTGCCCCGTGCGGGGTCCGTACATCCTCCATTGAGGATGTTATCAATAAGTTCCAATTGGAATGCTGGCCGACCGGAAGCCTGGAATGCCTCGTGGGGCGTTGCAGGATACTCCTGCATGAACTGCACCATGTTGCCATTGCATTCGTTTGCGATGGTGGACCGCCGCCACGCTATCTGGCCTGCGGACCACCCAAAAAGTTCACAACCTTCCAGTTCAGAATCATCAAGAGAGGACGTGATCCTATCCGTGTCCTCCTCTGATAGTCCAAAAGAATACTCAGGGTTCTCATGCCACGGCAGGAAGACTGGCGTGAAATCGTTTGTCCCGTCTATCGCTGACCACCACATATCGTGGAAGTACCCTCCAACCCCGTTGGCCGTACTTTCTAGGATTACCATCGTCTCTGGAACCTTAGGCACCGACTGCATAAGCCCCAGCATGGTCTGCTCAGGGCTAGGCCAGAATGCTACCTCGCTGGCGTGTACATACTGGTTCGTCATGCCACGACCGGCATCCTTGTTCTCGGCGCTCTCGATTCTCATCTTGGAGTTCATCGGAGGAGCCAGAACGATCTCTCGCCTGTTGGAATAGTCGCACTTCGGTTGGAACGGCAAGTTCTCAAAGAAGAACCTGGACATGGCGAACAGTTCAGCCGCACTGTCACCCTTATGGGCAATGACCAAGGCATTCCCGTTCTCCTGTGTAATCGTGCGTTCGAACAGCCGAGCCTCAGACCAAGTGCTAACTCCCTGCTGTCTTGCCTTCAAGACGATCAATCTAACAGGACGATTCTGAGCCTTGAGGTCCGTCGTGACCACATTCAGTCTCTCCTGAACGGTGTTCCACCTCAGATCCTCAACCTCCTGCTTCTTGGTCTTGATCTTCAGAAGTGCCTCGCACCACCTCTCTGGTGCCCCAAGGGCCTCACTCAGAGCCCTTAGAGCATCGTCATCCGTCACTACGTCCCCACCACTCAGGGACTCGACGGCCTTCGTAAGGAAGTCAGACACTAAAAGTGTCCCCTAAGAACCACACTTGATTTATCTCGCTTTCTGTGCAAACCTGCGGGGACGGCGGGCGAAGGATGGTACCCCACTGAACTACGCTTCCTCGATCTCTATCCTATGAGTCTCCGTACCACCGTCACCAAGAACGCTGATCTTCTCAAGTACCGCCTTAAGTCGCCCTAGCGACTCCTCAGCGGCATCAGACTTCTTCCTGTTCTTACCTTTCAACGAGAACGCCTCCATCAGAAGGTCTGCCGCCTTCATACGAAACATAGGTCTTGGACCGCTCAGTTCATTAAACAAAGCCGCCAAGATAACCTTCTCCGCTCCAGAGACATCACCCTCGTCCAGGATCTTCTTGGACATCGACTCACTAGCACTAGTGATGTCCTCCCTGCGTGACATCTCCGCCCCTAGCCTAGCCTCTCTCTGTACCAGCAAATCAGCCTCACCCGCTGACATATTGCCCGATCCGAGATCTGTGAAATTACCCATTAGAAGAAGTCTCCATAAAACGAAAAAAATTGTGTGTGACGCCTTTGCTTCTGGACAACCCTGAGTGATGGCACCCCTCCCCCCCCGCATAGGGGGTGGTTATCTTCTAACGCGCTCAAGGACGGTCACCCTTACCCTTCTTCTACCATTTCTTTCATACATCTCACAAGTACGTCACCTCACAATTATCTCACTTCTTTACCTTCTTCTATCATTCACCCCCCCGAAGGGGGCGGGTGAATTCTCGTCCCACTACTACATCTGAATAACCTGATACATCAGTTATTCTCTGTAAACTTTCTACTTACTTACTTACTTTTATCTTTCTGGAGTTTGTTTCTATGCCCAACTCACACTGTTACCAATGTTCTGGGTCAGGTGTTGTCTTCTGCGACGAAGAGAACCACCACGAGCCGTGCGACTGCTGTAATCCCGGTGGGAAACTGCATCCGTCCCCCGAGGACATGGCCTGGAACTGTACCTGTTTCGTTCCTTCCGATGAGTTCGAAAG